AGGGCCTGCTATTGAGGGAGCGCGAGCATCTTTTGGAATGTTAGGTGAGCAGTTACTTAACTTAGACTTTGAGGGAGTTAGTCAATCTCTCAACTTAGTGAGCGGTAACTTAGCAAGGCTCAAGCCTGAAGATTTAGGCAAAGGATTTAAGTCTATGGCTGAGGCAGGTATCCAAGCATTCAAAGCTTTAGGAAGAGCACTTTTAGCCAATCCTTATTTAGCAATAGCAGCAATAGTAGCAGCTATAGCTTTAAACTTTGATAAGATAGTTAAGTTATTTCCTGACCTTGAGAATGCGCTTAATGGCATAGATAACTACCAGCGTAGCGTTACTAAGAATGCTCAATTAAATGCAGAAGCTTCTAAAAAGAATTACGATAATGCTTTACTATTAGAGAATTCATTAAGGCTACAAGGTAAGAGTGAGAAAGAGATTCTGCAGTATAAGATGGGTGAGCTTGAGGCCGCTATAAAAAACGCTGAGATTTCATTACAAACACAAGAGCAAACGGCTCAGGCGCAGATAGATGCAAGCGTTAGAAATAGGCAAATATTAGAGGGTATCATTAGATGGATTAACGCTCCTCTTTATTTGTTATTAAGCACAATAGATAAAATAGCTGCTGCTGTTGGACAAAGCTCTAATCTTGCTGAAGGCTTAGTAGACTTAGCAGCTGAATTAGTAGTTAGCCCTGCGGATCAAGAGAAACAACTTAAAGAATCATTCGAAGCTCAGCGCACTCAGATAGCGCAGATGAAAAATGATTACTACGGATTTCAATTATCGATCAATAAAATAGATAGTGATGCTGCTAAAAATAGAGCTGATTTAGCAGCTAAAGAATTAGAGGAATATAATAAATCTCAAGAAGAATTAACTGCCATCTTAGCCAAGTGGGAAGAGGAACGCTTAGCTATGGAGGCTGAACTTGCAGCATATCAAAAAGCTGCACGTGAAGAGATGTTAAATGATGAGGAAAGAATACAAGAAGAGATTTACCAAGCATCATTAAGCGCGCAACAAAAAGAAATAAACGAAGTAAGAAATAAATACTTTGAGTTAATTACACTTGCTGAATTTTACAAACAAGATTCAACAGCGCTTAAAGAAGCACAAGCTAAAGCGGAAGCTGATATTGTGAGAAAATATGCAGAGGAAGAGGCTAAAGCTAATGAAGAAAAAAATAGGAAGATATTAGAAGATGAGAAAGCAGTTAGTGAGGCTAAAATGAAAACAGCTTCAATGAGTATTAACTCATTAATAGCATTAAATGAGAGCTTTACTGCACGTACAGAAAAGACTGCACGTAGACAATTTGAGATAAATAAAGCTCTATCTGTAGCTGCTGCTATAATTGATACTTACGCTGCAATAAATTCAGCTTTAAAAGATCCAACTCCAATACCAACTTCAGTTAAGATAGCTCAAGCTGTAGCTGTAGGTGTAATGGGATTTGCTAACGTAGCTAAAATTGTGAAAACACAGTTTAAAGGTAGCACTCCTGATACATCTAATAACACAGGAGGAATGAATAATAACTCTACAAGTCAAACTAACGCACCAGCTGTAGATTTCAGCGGAGGTAACTTTAATAATAACGCACCGGGTACTGTTGAGACTTATGTGCTTGCAGGTAACGTAGCTAACGCATTAGAGGCACGTCAGAAGATAATAGATCAATCATATCTGTAACGAATATGGCGAATTTTCCACTATTAAAAAAATGCATAGCAAGAGGAGTGAGAAATGCTTTATCTGAGGTAGATAAGACAGAGCTTGAAGATACTGAAGCTATAATTGATGAAGTGATTAACGCGATACTTTTTGAAATATCTGAAACATACGATAATGAATAACGAAATAAAATTGATTGAATACGGCCTCGGAGAGGATGATTCTAACATGGGGGTTTACGCTGTGAGCTTAGTTAGTGAGCCTGCTATAATGGTAGACTTCGTAGCGCTTAGCAAACAGAATCTATTATTAGCTCGCGTAGAGGATGGAGAGAAGCGCATGCTTTACGGACCTGCATTAATCCCTAATCAGCCTATTGTTAGATACGATGGTAATGGTGAAAAGTATTTTATCACTTACTCTAAAGAGACCATTGAGCAAACTGCTCAGGAATTCCTTAAGCGTAACATGCACCACAATCACACTATTCAGCATGAGATGCCTGTAAATAATCTTACAGTAGTAGAATCATGGATTAAGATGGGCGCTGATAAGGGAGATAACTACGGATTTGAGCTACCTGATGGCACTTGGATGATAGGAGTGAAAGTAGATGATGATAGCACCTGGCAGGCTGTTAAGAATGGCGAGGTTAAAGGCTTCTCTATTGAAGGATGGTTTACACCTATCGAAGAGAAGGTAGTGCAAGAGAAAGACTTAGAGCAGCTATTGACTGAATTGAGTGAAGCACTTGAAATGAAATCTTAATTTTTTCCACTAATAAATAATAACACATGAACATGATTTCTGAAATTTTAGAAAAGTTTGCTCCAGCGCTTAGTAAGCATGGGGTGAAATTGTCAGTAGAAGAGACTCCTGCCGTTGAAACCTTTGAGGTTAAGATGATGGCTGAGGGTGCTTTAGCTGATGGCACTATGATCTATTCACCTGCTGCCGAATGGGTAGAGGGAGTAGAAGTATTCGTAATGGATGCAGAAGGCAATCCAACTCCTCTAACAGATGGCGAGTATACTTTAGATAACGGCAAAAAGATTGTTGTTACTGAAGGTAAAATTGCGTCTATCGAAGATGCTCCATCTGATGCACCATCAGTAGAGGTAACAGTAGAGCAAGAGGTGGCTGAGACTTACTCTAAAGAGCAAGTAGAAGGCTTACTTAAGAACATCATTACTGAGTTCGAAACTAAGTTAGCTGCTGCTGAAGCTAAGATTGTAGAGCTTTCACAAGCACCTGCTGCTGTGACTGTTAAGCAATCTCGCCAAGTAGCTCAGCCAACTGCTGTAGACATGTCTCGCATGACATCTCAACAACGTGCATTTGCAATTATCAATAAATTTAAATAACAACAAATAAAAACAACAACAAAAAATGGCAACTAATTTAACCATTTCTTCAAGCTCATATGCTGGCGAGTTAGCTCTGCCGTATATCAGCGCAGCAGTATTGTCAGGAGACACTATTGCTAACAACTACGTAACTGTTAAAGAGAATGTTAAGTACAAAATGGTACTTAAGACATTAGCTTCTACCGGTATCGTTAAAGCATGGGGATGTGACTTCGACAATGCTGACTCTACCTTAACTTTGGCTGAGCGTGTATTGACTGTTACAGACCTTAAAGTAAATTTGGAAGTTTGTAAAGACCAATTCGCAAAAGATTGGGAAGCGGCTCAAACAGGCCGTGGATTTGCTAACGATGCTATCCCTGCTAACTTCGCTGATTTCTTGATTGCTCACCTTTCAGGTAAAGTAGCTGAGAACATCGAATACACTTTATGGCAAGGTAACTTCGAAAGCTCTTCTTACACTGCTTTCAACGGAATTTTGAAGGTTTTGGATACTGCTAAATCAGGTACTCCTGATGTAGATTTCGCTAACGCTTTCACAAGCGGTAACGTAATCGCATCTCTTGAGACTTTGATGTCTGCACTTCCTGCTGAATTGATTGGAGATACTTCTGTTAAGCTTTACGTTAACCGTAAGACTGCTCAACTTTATCGCCAAGCTTTATCAGCTTTGGGTTACTTGCAACAGTTCAACGCTGCTGCTAACTACCCATTGATGTTCGATGGATATGAAATCTATGTTTGCCCAGGTATTCCTGATAACGTAGCTCTTTTCTCTAAGCCTGAGAACTTATTCTTCGGTACTGACTTAGTATCTGACTTCAATGAAGTTAAGGTTGTAGATATGTCTACTACAGATGGTAGCGATAACGTAAGAATGGTTATGAAGTTCCGCGCAGGTACTCAAGTAGCTATCCCTACTCAAGCTATTTTAGGATTCATGAATCCCTAATTAATACTCCTTTGTTAAAAGAGTGGGTTAGCTAAGAGCTGCCCATTCTTTGCAAAGGGAATACTAACTAATTAATACACAAAACCATGTCTTGTACGGTTACAGCTGGACTACAGATTTCATGTAAAGAAGGTATTGGTGGCATTAAAGCTATCTACCTTGGAGCTTACGATACGTTTGCTAACACTGCATCTATAACTAACAATGAATTCACTGCATTAGCTACAGGTAGCGTGTATGAATTCCAACTACCTAAACACACAGGCTCATTCACTGAAGAGGGAACTACCTCTATCGAAAATGGTACTGTTTTCTACACTCAAACGGTTGTAGCTTCATTCCATGGAATGAGCACAGAGCGTGCTTTTGAATTGCAAAACATTGCAAAAGGTCGCAATGTATTGTGGGTATTAGATAATAACAACAATCTTTGGATGTGTGGTTATAAAGATGGAGTAGAAGTTACTGCTTTCACTACATCTTCAGGAACTGCTAAAGGAGATATGAATGGTTATACTATCACTTTCACAGGAGAAGAAAAAGATAAAGCTTACTGGGGTGAGGTTACAGATGTAACTAGTCCATTTGATGCCTTTGCAGGTGTTACAGTAGTACCAGGTTCATTGTAAATAAAATTGTGCTATCTTTAAAGCATGATTTATTTACTCAAAAATACAGCAGCACAGCTCCTCTACCTTACACTAAAGGAAGGGGAGCTTTTGCTGTCTAATACTTATACTCATTATCTGCTTGAATTGACTAACGAGCAGACACTTCAAAAGCTTTACGCTATCCCAACTAAGATAGCTGAGAATGATAGATATACTACCATTCAAATCGGCACGAATGCCAACACACCAACAGCTGCAAGCTTACTAATTAACTACCCAGCAAGATTTAGTTACATCATTTATGGGCAGAATAGCAGCACTAATTTAGATCCAACTAACGCAGTAGTAGAAGGAGTAATTGAGAAAGGGTATTTGATTGTTGAAGATATTACTACTCCTCGCTTTACTGAGCCGAATTTAACTATAGATAACGATATTACTTACAATGGATAAGATTTCAGCACCAATGCCTGTCAATCTTGGAGCAGCAATGCCTCAGGAAGCAGTAGAAAAAGAGACACCTAAAGGCTTTGTTACTTTTGGTGAGTCATATCTTTTCCCTAATTATTTGATAGATTTATATTACTCTTCACCTGTTCACTCTGCACTTACCATGAGCATAGCTTTCATGATTGCAGGGAAAGAGTTTAAGAGCAATAATCCTGCTGTACAACGTGAGATAGATAGACTTAAATTAAACGCAATCAGAAGACCTCTAACTCTTGATGCTAAGATGCATGGGGGTTATTACTTAGAGATTATTTGGAGTGTAGATAGAAGCAAGATTGCTAAGATTAATCACTTGCCTTATGAGAATTGCCGCTTAGCTGTGGCTAATGAAGAGGATGTTATACCGGGAATTTATTATTCTAAAGATTGGAGCGACACACGCAAAAAGAAAAACATTCCTGCGTTCATCCCTATGTACAATCCAACAACTAAAGCAGATGAGCCTTCTCAAGTGCTATTTGTTGGAATCATGACACCAGGCAGCGCTTACTATCCTAAGCCTGATTACTATAGTGCTATTAACTACATCGAAATCACAAGAGATATCAGCGAATTTTACCGAGCATTTTTAGCTAATGGTATGAGTCCATCGTATTTCTTACATATGAACAACGGAATCCCTGATCCTGAAGAGCAGCTTGCTATTAAGCGTAATTGGGAGACTATGGTAGGCGCAAAGAAGGCAGGTAAAGTAATCTTTACTTTCAACGAATCAGCAGAGCGCATGCCTCGTTTAGATGTGGTAGATATGACTCAAGCTGATAAGCAATGGATGGAGCTTAGCAATCAGTCACGTGAGAATATCTTAGGCGCACATAGAGTTACTTCACCTCTTCTTTTTGGTATTAGAGACTCAAGTGGATTAGGAAGTAACGCTGATGAAATGAAATCAGCTTATAGAATCTTTAACAAAAACATCATTGAGCCTTATCAACAAATCGTAACTGAAAGCATTGAAGAGATATTTAAAGGCATGGGTATTATTGGCGATGTTTACATTGAGCCTAATGATATTTTGGGTGAAGAAATTACTACGCCAACTGTTGCACAATCTGCAACAACTCAACTAAGCGCTGAAAAAAAAAAGACTAATTTAGAGATACCTGAGAGCTTTGCACCTACGGCAGAGATGGCTGCCGAGGCTGAGTTAGGCCTTAAGTGGAGAGAGGAGTATGGAAGAGGTGGAACTGAGGTAGGTGTAGCTCGCGCGAGAGATATCAGCAATATGCGTAACTTAAGCTTCGAGACTGTTCAAAGAATGAATAGCTACTTCGCTCGCCATGAAGTAGACAAAGAAGCTACCGGATGGAATCAGGGAGAGGAGGGTTTTCCAACAGCAGGCCGCATAGCATGGCAGTTATGGGGTGGAGATGCAGGAAGAGACTTCGCTAAAAGAATCATAGATAGATACGCAACTGAACTTAGCACTGATCCGCAAGAGAAGCCTGTCTTCACAGAAGAAGATGAAAATTGGTGGTGTGAATTCTTACAAGATAAGGGTGAGATAGTAGATGAGGATGAGTGGGAGCTTATAGAAGCTGAGCCTGTGAATCTTGCATCAGTTAGAAGCTATGCTGATCCCGATAAGCCATCTGAAATGGATAGCGGTCTTTATAAAATCAGATACAGCTATTCAAAAAATCTAAGCGCTAAGAGCCGCAAATTCTGTAGACAAATGGTAAGCGCATCTAAAGCTGGCTATGTTTATCGTTACGAAGATTTAACTGCTATGTCAGATGATAGCAATTCACTTAATCCAAACATGGGGCATCAGGGCGCTACCTATAGC